GCCAGCAGGTTGAGGCCGGTGGTGAGCATGCGCTGCTTGGCTTTGGGGTAGACGGCGTAGGTCAAGTTTGCTTCTCCTGGTCAGCCTTGGTTCAGGCCTTCGCTGCAGAGCAGCTCCAGCGTGATGTGGGCGGTGTCGGGGTCGATCACCGAGAGGACGTTGAGCACGCGGCCCTGGTAGACCGCGCGCATGGCCGCGGTGATGCCGGGCCGGTAGAGGATCTCGACGAGGTGCGTGACCTCGGCGTGGGTGGCCTGGGCCAGCTCAAGCTCGCGGCCGCTGAGGGGCTCGATGCGGGCCCAGCAGCTGAGCACATCCGCCCAGGTCTGCGAGGCCTGGCCGAAGCCGTTGGGCGTGGCGCTGCTGCGGCGCTGGATGGTGATGCGGCGGTTGAAGTCGCCGCTGCGCACTGCGTTGCCGCCCATGGCTCAGCCCTGAATGACCCGGTAGGGGTCGAGCAGCGTGTCGACGAAGGGCAGCGCGGCCACGCTGCCGCGGCCCAGGACCGCCACCTCTTCGCGGTTGCGGTAGAGCGTGGCGACGCGCAGCAGCAGCCACTGGCGAATGCCTGCCGGCACGTTCGACGCGGCGGCGCCATAGCCGGTGGTGTAGTTGACCTGCACGGCGCCGATCTGCGGCAGAGAGATGGGCCAGATGGCGCCGAAGATGGGCGTGATGCGCGGCATGGGGCTGGCCAGGTCGACCGTGTACTGGCCGGCCGGCATGGTCTGCAGCACGCCGCCCATGTCGAGGTAGCGCACGGACTCGACGGACTGCACGGGGCCGCGCTCAAGCTGGATGGCCTGGGGCGGGATGCTCCAGGGCTGCCCCCAGGGCACACCGAAGCTCTGCGGGCTGGGGAAGGTGTCCAGCACCAGGCGCCACTGCTGGGTGATGAAGCTGCGGCCGCAGTAGGCCTCCGCATAGGCGCGTGCGGCGCTGATGAGGGTGTCGATCAGTGCGTCATCGGCGGTGAGGTCGTCGTCCAGGCGCAGGTGCAGCTTGGCCTCGGCGCGCGTGATGGGCTCAGCAGCCGGTGCAACGGTCTGGACGATGGGCATGGCGGGCGGGCAAAAAGAAGGGGCGCCCGGTCAGGGGCGCCCCAGAGGCAACGCGAGGGAGCGGCTGGATCAGCCGGCGATCTGCACCACGCCGGCCTGGTTGTAGGCGCTGGCCGGCAGGTTGGCCATGAAGCCGCCCCACAGCTGGGCCGAGACCAGGCTGGCGGCCGTGCCCACCGTGACGGACAGGCGCACGTAGGCGAAGCCGCCGTTGGTGTCGAGCTCTTCGGCGCGGCAGTTGATGATGGCCTGCTTGTTGTCGCCCGAGGCCTTGACGATCTGGGTGATGGCCTTGCCGGTGACGTCCTTGGCGCCAGTGCCGGAGGAGTCGGTGGCCTGCTGCAGCTTGGCGTCGACCGTGGCCGAGGCGCCCAGCACGCCGGTCTGGATGAGCGCCATGAGGCGCTCGGGTTGGGCCACCGAGATCCAGCCGGTGGTGACGGTGCCGGCGCCTTGGCTGACCGGGTCGATGGTGGCGAGCAGCGCCAGCTGCTCCGAGATGCGAGCGTTTGCGAGCATGGGGAAATCTCCGAGAGGTGGGGTGTGCGAGGTGGGCCGGCGATCGTGTGCCGCCGGCCCGGCTCAGGTGGGCGTGATCAGCGGGCGCCCAGGCTGACGAAGTGGCTGCGAGTGCTGCCCTTGGGCGGCGTGACGGGCTGGCTCATGATGGGCTTGCCGTTCAGGCGGAAGATGAACCGGAAGGCCGTGGCGTCGGCGTCGAAGTAGAGGTGCATCGACGTGTCGGTCTGGATGCCGCCGGCCTTGGTGATGGTGCGGTAGCCCTTCATGGACAGCAGGTTCAGGTCGCCGGCCGAGCTGAACGCGTTGGCGTGCTCGCTCAGCCACAGCGGCCGGCCCTTCAGCATGCCGTAGCTGTTGCCCTCGACGGACTGGGACGGCAGGAAGATGGGGTACTGGCCCAGGGTCAGCGCCTCCAGGCCGGGCAGGATGTCCGGGTTGCCCAGCCAGATGGCGTTCTTCAGCTGGCCCGGGATCAGGCGGCTGACCATCTTGGACAGGTTCTTGCCGTCGAAGGTCTGCGTGGCCTGGCCGCTTTCCTTGGCCACGGTGATCAGCGGGCCAGCGTTGGCGTTCAGGCAGCCCAGCGGCTTGCCGATGCCGTCGCCGAACAGGATGGCTTCGTTCGCCTTCCAGGTGATGCGGCCCGGTGCCACCTGGTTCAGGTAGCTGCCGATGGCCGAGGCGTCGGCGATCAGCTCGTTGGTGACGGGCACCAGCGTCATGAGCTTGTGCAGCACCAGCGCCTCGGTGCTCAGAGCCAGCTTGCTGGCAGTGGCCGCAGCAGCCTCGATCTGCCAGTAGGCCTGCACGCCGGAGCCGCCCCAGGGGGTGGTCTCGTCCTTGGGGAAGATCATGCTGTTGCCGCTCACCTCGGTGTTCTCGGTCAGCGGGATCAGCGAGTCTTCTTCCAGGCTCAGGCGCCAGATCTCCTGCGAGTACTGCGGGGGCACCAGGAAGCCGCCGTCGGTGCCGTTGGACTCGTTGGACGTGGTGCTGCCGGGCGCGGCGGCGCCGATGGTCAGGCGACGGTCCACGGAGCCCATCAGGGTGGCGTTGGCCACGGTGCGGGCGAAATCGCCGAAGCTGCGGAAGCCGCGGGTGGGGTCGGCGGCCTCGCGGTCTTGCGTCTCGATGACGGCGCCTTCGCGGATGGCCACGCCACCGGCGTCCATGCCCGCGGCTTCAGCGGCCAGGGCCTCGGCGTTCTCGATCTGCTGGTTCAGCGACTTGATGCTGGCCATGTGTCCGGCCAGGGTCGTCTGCTCCTCGGCGGTGAGCTCGCGGTCGGTGATGTCGTTGATGGCCTGGGCGGCCTTGACGTGCTCGGCCTTCTTGGCCTTGAGCTGGCGCACGGCGGCCAGGGGGGCCACGGCCAGGAGCATGCCGGTGTCGGCGTTGGCGGCGAAGGTGTGCGCCAGGTGCAGCAGCGCGTCGGGCGCGGCGGCCATGGCGTGCACGATGGGCAGCGCGAGCAGCAGCGCGGCGGTGAACAGCGCGATGAGCGCCAGGGTGCGGGAGGTCTTCATGGTGGGGTCTCCAGAAATGAAAAAGCCCGCGCGGCGCTGGGCCTGGCGGGCTGGGTGGGCTTGGAATGACAAAGGGCCGCACGAGGCGGCCCAGCGGGGTGCACAACGGCCCGACGGGGCCGGCGCTGGCTGATCAACGGACCAGCCGGCGGGCGGGCCGTGCTAGCCCTGGAGGGACAGCAGCGCGAGCTGCTGGCTGGTGCGTTGAGATTCGGCCTTGCGGCCGGCGGGGGCGGCGCTGCGGCTCATGTGCCGCACCACCTCGTCGAAGGTCATGACGCCGTCGACCATGCCTTCGGCCTTGGCCTGGGTGGCGCCAAGCACGCGGCCCTGGCCCATGCCGGAGCGCACCTGCTCGACGCTGACCTTGCGGCCCTTGGCGACGTCGCGGGTGAAGGCGCTGTAGTAGTCGTCGGTGCGGCTCTGCAGGAAGGCGCGCGCGTCGTCGCCCAGCGGCTCGTAGGGGTTGCCCTCGACCTTGTACTGGCCGGCGCTGATGAGGGTGGTTTTGATGCCCATCTCGTCCAGGGCCTTGGACCAGTCCTCGTGCGCCATCCAGACGCCGATGCTGCCGACCTCGCCGCCGGGCGTGACGAAGAACTCGCTGGCGGCGCTGCCCAGCCAGTAGCCGGCGCTGGCCGCCAGGCTGTTGGCGATGGCCGTGACGGGCTTGGCGCTGGCGCGGATCTCGGCGGCCAGCTCGGCCACGCCGTAGACGCTGCCGCCAGGGCTGTCGATGTCGAGCAGGATGCTGTCGACGGTGTCGTCGGCGTTGGCCTCGCGCAGGGCCTGACTGACTTTGTCGGTGCCGGTGCCGCCGTCGCACATGTCGATCTGGCTGGCGCGCTGGAAGATGGCGCCGCGGATGGGCACGACCGCAATCGCGCCGCGGCGGCCGGCGCCGGCGCGCTGGACGGCTGCTTGTGGACCCTCACCGCCCATGTTGTTGGAGCCGGGGCGGCCGTCTGCATCACGTTCGGCCTTCACGCCGCCGGCGTAGCGCCGAGCCAGGACCGCAGCGTAGGCGGCCATGCGGTCGGGATGCAGAGCCCAGGGCGTGCTGAGCGCCCAGGCGAGGAAGTGGCTATTCATTGAAGCGTGCTCCAAGGTCGAAGAGGGATGCGGCGAGCTGAGCAACAGGTATTCCGAGGGTGTCCAGCGTCAGCCAGTCGGCCGCCACCTGCTTAGGAATCGCGAGGGCGTCCGCGAGCACCTCAGCGCTCGGCGGCTGGCCTGCAGCTACTCGGCGCGCCATGCGGTCGGCGTTGCCGGCCAGCAGCTTGGCCATGCGGCCGGCCTGGGCCTGCTCGGCGTCGTCTTCGAGCTCTTCGTCAACGTCATCGTCGGTGGGGCCAGCCGGCGCGGACGCGGCGGGCCGCAGAGGCTCGCTCTCCAACCGCATGTTGACCGGTATCAGGCGCTCGTCGCCGCCTTCGACGGGGTCCAGGCCCTCCATCTCGCGGCCTTCGTTGGGCGCCATCACCGACGACAGCACGAGGCCCCTGATGTATTCGGAGCGAGCCGCGCTGTCGCCGCGCAGCTGGCTGCGCATTTCGAACTCGACTTCGAGGTCGGTGTCCGGGCCCAGCAGCGCGCTCTCGATGCTGCTTTCCCAGCGCTCGCACCAGGGGTGCATGGTGCCGGTCCAGAACTCGATGCTCTGCTGCTCGATGTTGCTGAAGGTGGCCTTGGACAGGTCGCCGATCATGTGCAGCGGCACGCGGAACATGCGCGCGATCTCGGGCACCTTGGCGCCGCGCAGCTCCAGGAACTGCATGTCCTTCTGGTTGATGCTGATCTGGTTGAGCTCCATGCCCTGGTCCAGGGCCATGACCTTGCCGCGGTTGGCGCCGGTCTGCGCCTCCTGCAGCTGCTCGCGGAAGCTCTGGCGCGCGGCTTTATCGGCGAACTTGCCGGGCACCTTGACCCAGAAGGGCGGCGTGGCGTTGTTGGCGAAGAACCGGGCCGCGTAGCTCTGGTACTGCATGGCCTCGCCGATGCTCTCGCGCGCGAGCTCGATGGGGTTGTAGCCCACGTAGCCGTCGCCGCCCAGGCCGCGCAGATGCCAGACCTGGTCGGGGCGCAGGGGCTCCTTCGTGCCGTCGCGGCGGGTGTAGCGGTAGCGGAAGCCGTACTCGTCGACCATCTCGACGGTGATGCGGTCGGGGTGCAGGGGCAGCAGCTCGGCGATGCCGCCGCTGCCGTCCTCGATGATGCGGTTGAACGCGTTGCCGCGCAGCGCGAGGTGGCCCTGCATCATTTCGCGCCACTCAAACGGCGTCTGCCACCGGTTGGGCATGCGGCATAGCAGGCGGTGCAGCCAGTGGTCGGTGACGCGCTCGCGGCCGCCGCCACGGCGCGGCCGGTAGAGCCGGAACGGCAGCACGGCAAAGCTCTCGGCCAGCACGCGGGTGCACGCGAAGACCGCGGAGTGCGCCAGCGCGCTGTCGGCCGTGACGCGCGCGCCGCTGCCGGTGAGGCTTCCCACGGGTGAAAACCAGAAGTCGCCCCAGGCTGAGCGGTCGCCGGTGCCGGCGCGGAAGGCTGAGAGGAACATCAGCGACGGCCCCCGATGATGGCGCCCAGGGCCGTGAGGCCGATGATGCCGGCGCCAGCCGTGATGAGGGCCCAGGGCAGGCCGCCCAGCTGGTGCACGCCGGCCACCAGGAGGCCCAGGCCGATCACCATGCTGAGGTCGTAGATGCGGGCGTTCATACGGTCATGAGCTCGTAGTCGGCATAGATGACGTCGGGCTCGGGCACGAGCGTCATCAGGGTGACGGCGTTGAACAGCGCCATGACCGGGTCGATCTTGGCGAAGCCGGCGGCCTGCTTGGTGATGGTGATCGCGTTGCCCCTCGGCTCGACGCGGCAGTTGCCCACGCACCAGGTCAGCAGCGGTGCATGGCTGTGATGGAGCGTGCCTTCAGCCAGGCGGCGCTCCGTGGTCTTGATCGCGCCGCTGAGCTTCCAGCCCTGCGGCACGCCGACGATGTAGGTGTCCTGGTCGATGCCGCGCTGCTCCAGCGCATCGACGATGGCCCCGATGCCGACCGGGTCGACACCGATGCCCTTCTCCGGCAGCCGGCCGGCGGCGTGGATCTGCTCGACGACGTCGGCCACCTGCTCTACGTCGTCGCCGATGTTCTCGACGATGGTCAGGTCGCCGGCGGCGGCGAAGTCCTGGTAGCGCGAGGCCTCGGACTTGCGGCGCTCCAGCGCGATAGGGTGAATCCAGGCATGGGCCCAGCTCAGCCAGTCGCCACCCTTGCGCGCGCGGCCCAGGGCCCAGAATCCCAGCATGTCGTCCAGGCCGCCACCGTCGATGCCCACGGTGATGACGTCGCAGCGGGAGATCAGGTCCTCGACGGTGAGGACGGCCTTGGGCGACTGCAGCCAGAAGTCAGCGCCGGCCCAGCGGTCAGACCGAAGGTTGAGGCCGATCTCGACATTCAGGTGCTTGGCGACAAACTGCTGGAAGGTGCCGTCCGTCTTGTGCTGCAGCTTGCGGATCTGGTCCTGGATCCATTCGGACGAGACCGACTTGCCCAAGTTTGGGTTGGTGATGTGGAAATTCGCCGGGTCAAGGTAGCCCTTGTCCTCGACGATGTCCTGCGGGAACTCGTACAGGATGCCGAGCGAGCGCGGGTCGACGATCTTGCCGTCCCGCACGTCGCGGTAGTAGTCCAGCTTGTCCTTGAAGACACCGGAGGGCGGTTCGTCGGACTGCGTGGTCAGGTAGATCACCCAGCCCTCGGGTCGGGAGACCTGGCCGCCCAGTGCCTCAATGAACATGGCGTCGGCGTTGGGCTTCTTACCGAAGATCCAGTGCTCGTCGACCAGCACACGGCCCGACTTCTTGCCGGAGACGGTGTCCGTGTCGGCAGCGACCACCTTGAGGCTGGCCTTGCTGACGTTGTGCGTGATGATGCGCTGGTTGGGCTGGATGCTCAGCAACGTGGACAACTCGTCGTCGGCGCGGATCATTCCCGCGGCTGGCTTGAAGCTGTTGTCAGCGACCTCCTTCGTCGGGGCCAGGATGAGGTGCTCCTCGTCCTCGCGCCAGCACAGGATCAGTGCCGTCAGCATGACACCGGCCGCAATCGTGGACTTCGTGTTCTTCTTGCTGATCAGCAGGTAGAACTCACGGATCAGCTGCTGGCCGGTCTCGGCGTCGTAGGCGCCGAAGATGGCGGCCACGAAGTCAAACACCCACTGATCGCAGCATTCGCCGAAGGTAGGACGACCCGGCAGGTCGACAACCCGCAGCTGCTTGAAGATGGCCAGGGCCTGCTCGGCCTGCTCGGAGTAGATCGGTGCCGGGATGATCGACTGGCCGGCCTTGAGCCGCTGGGCCCAGTCAGGGCAGGCCGTCGACCAGATCGGCGTCATACCTTCTTGCCCCCGGCTGCGACGAGCTTGGGCGGCGCCGATGCCGCGAACCGGCTGCCGGCCGCCTCGCCGAGCTTGGCAGCGGCCTGGCGCCGGCCTTCACGCTTGCCTGGCTCGGTCACCTTGCTGTGCATGTATGGCGCTGCGATAGAAGCGGCCTGGATACGGGTCTTCATGTCCAGCCGCGGATTGCGCTGGACCGAAAGCAGGAAGTCGAGCGGCGACTGGTCGCTGATCTCCGGCGCGGCGTCTGCCGTTGCGGGCGCGGCTGGGGTCGACTTGGAGAGGTCAGGCTTAACCTTTTTCGGTCGACCTGCGCCCGCTCGAGCTCCTCCTCTTGGCATCGCGTTCCTCAACTTCCAGGGCTACGCCTGGGGCGTTTGAATTCGAGAATTCAAAAAAAGAATTTCTGTCGCGCGTGGGTTCGGGTGCGGTTTCCAGCGAACAGATCGCCAGAGATTCGACCCCCTATCCCCCCTCGCGACATCGGCGCGCAGCCTGCGAGCGTGCGGTCTTGGCCTTGTGGTGATCGCCGCACAGCGCTTCGAGGTTGGCGTCGTCGTCGCTGCCGCCGTCCGCGTGCTCGACGATGTGATCCACCTGCTCAGCCAACGTGAGCTTGCCGTCTCGCCTGCACTGCTGGCACAGGCCGTTGTCGCGCCTCATGATGCGGTCGCGAATGGTCATCCACGCGCGCCCGCGAGTGCGTGTTGCGCTGGCGGTCACCGCTGCTGTCTTCACGCGCGCTGGTGCGCTGCGCAGCGTGGACTTAAGCATGGTGACCATGGGTTACAGAAAGTAGAAAGCCCACCAAACTTGCGCTGGGCGGGCTGGGTGTTGGTACGACAGGTGACGCTAGCCGTTTGCGCTGTAAACGCGCCAGAGTGTGAGTCCAGCCGGCCGGCCCCAATTGGTTAGCTTGGCCTGCGCCTCTGTCGTACCAACGCCAAGCCCGCTCGGCTCACGCTCGGAGAGCTAGGTTCTCATCCGGTCGCCCCCCGGTCTGCCTTCGGGCACCGGGATCACTCACACCTTGCGAGGTGGCCGCATTGTAGGAGCAGCACGCGCACTGCTGTCAACGCATGGCAGCTGGCACCGTGCCAGACAGCAGCCTGTACCAGTTCCAGAACACCCGCAGCCCAGCCGCATGCCGCACCCGGCTGAGCTGGGGCGGGATGCGCAGCAGGCGCAGCTGGGCCTGCGGGGGCAGGCGCTGGGGCACGTAGAGGATGGTCAGCACCACGCGCTCCGCATCGGCCACCGAGGCCAGGGCACGCTGGCAGCGCAGCGCGTCCTCGGTGGACAGGCTACTGATGACGGGGTCACGTCGTGCCTCGCGGGCGCCCTCCCCGCCTGCGCGGTAGTTGCCCTCAGCGCTGCCGCAGCGGCGCTTCTGGCCACGGTCCATGGCCCACTGGCCGTACAGCTGCAGCACCTCGTCGGCGTCGTGCAGGTCGCGCGGCAACTCGGCGTAGATCTGCTCCATAGGCTTCGGCATCAGGCAGTCACCTCGCAGATGCGGTAGTTGATGCCGGCCAGCGTGATCGTCTCGCCGACGCGGAACAGCAGCGGCTGCGCGCGGTCACCGTCCAGCCGCATGCGCAGCACCGACCAGTTGCCGCGGCCTCGGGGCTT